GGGAGATACCTATTGCTATAGACTGATCAGGAGTTAGTAGATTTTCTCTACAATGGATAATATCTTGAGGTTCAAAATAGTTTGTTTCGGGTAGAAATCTAACTTGAAGAGTTTTAGTATTAGTAAATTTAGGATCACCTGCATCCGTTACAATATTCCCTACTGAATTACTCAGTTTAGCCATACGGCTCTCTTTTTGGTAAGAAAATGTTCTAAATCCTGTTTTGTCTACTAAAGGACCACCATATTCTTTTACATGGAGTACTGATTCAGGAATACCATAACACGCAATTAATGCTTTTAAACCACGTTCAGTACCTTTGGTTTTTAAAAGGTATGATGAGTTATGGTATAATCTTTTCCAAATTTCTTTAGCAATATCTCCTTTTGGGATTGACCCCCCATTTGAGGCAGATATCATTGTAGCAGTATCATTAGTCCCAAATTGGAAGGTACCAGTACCATCGTCACCAATCAAATATTCATATAATGAAGCATTTGAAAATTGATCATATGCACTAATACCTCTTGAGGTTAACTGGTTTAAAACTAAGTCTTTAGATATACCATCTTTTAACCCACTATAAGCTTCATTAATATCTGTAATACTATCTATATATGCCCATATTCCGTCAAAATGTTGTCCTATCATTTCTGTAAATAAGACATACTTATCATTTTGTGGATTATCTTTAATGTGTGGGGGAATTGTATTTACTAGATTGTAAACATTACATTCATCATATCTAGAGGCACTATACATTTGCCCACCATTATAAGTTTCAAGATTACTATCTACTAAAACTCCAAACCATGAATTTGCTGCGGCAGAATCTATTTTGGCATTGATGAAGGGTTTTGTACTATTTGTTTTAGGCCACGAATAGGTACCTGACTCATAATAAAGATATTGTTCATAAAGATCAAATCCTTGAATTAATCTATCTTGTTTAGATTCAAAAATAGTTTTATTTTCAATAACAAAATTGGAAGCAGTTATATCACCTGTTATATTATTTAGTTGTGCTAAAGAGCTAGAATAACTTTCAAGTAAACCTAACTTATATCTAAAATTCTTTAATCTTTCAGTAGCAGAACTAAAGTGGGTAAAATTTTCAAAATGATATCCTGACGGAGTATCTACATTATCAAACTCTAGATCTAAATAAACACCACTACTACTTATAAAACTTTGTACTTGATTAAAACTAGAAGTAGCAGCACCACTATTTAATATTTGGTCAAAAGTCTTGTATCCACTAGGTACTGAAAATATATTTTCATTAGTTAAACTAAAATTAGCAGGTCCAATATCAATACCAACATCTATAGTATCATCTGTTCCAGTTAATTGAACCGTTACTTCTAAAGGATTTATAATTTCTTCATATACTTTAAAATTACTTCCGTTACGTACGCTAAAAGGAAGTGGGTCGTAAAGTTTTATTAATCCCGTTCCGTCTCTATCGAGCTTAGCATTCACGACTAAAGATGATACTTGATTAAAAGATAAATTTATATCTTTTATAAAGGCAGAACTTATAATAGCATTACTTAAACTTAAAATATTTAATTTAAAGTCAGCTTGAGAAATATTATTAGGTAATACTCTAATTTCTTTCCTAGAAGGAGAAATTTCAGATATAGCAAATGGTTTACTTACATTAGTTACTTGTCTTTGAAAAGAAAAACTTAAAATATAAGTACCATTATTAAAACCATAATCTCTAGTTACTTGCTCATAATCAATATCAATTGAAGTAGTTTTTGGTTTTTCTCTAGTACCCCCCTCATCTTGATAAGATTTATAATCTTTAAAACGTTCATCTTTTATAAGTAATTTACCGTTTTTATCAAATATTTTTAGCTCAATTGTATCATTACCTGAACCAAAACTTCTTCTTAGTAATTTACTAGGAATTTGCTCTAAGTCAGCTTCATTGATAGTTTCAATTGTAGATGTATCTAATATTGCCATTTTTTATTTTATATTTGATATCCATTTCCTGCTGCTATACTTGCTCTAGTAAGACTAATTAGATCTCTTAAATCATCCTTGACTTTACCTTCAGCACGTTTATCTATAGCAGCATTCCACTCATTATAACTTCTTTTGCTGGTATTATTATTTTCTTTTTCTTTAGCTTGACGTAAATCGTTTAAATTTTTCTTTTCAGATTTACGAAGTAATCCACGTGATTCCATAGTTGCAAGATTAGATTTTAAATTACCATATTTTAAGAGCGGGTTAGTAGCAAAATCTATACCATATTCTGCTTCATAAGCGGCATTATCTGCATCTTCTTGAGCCGCTGCAATTGCTTCTTCTGCTTCATCTTCTGCTATTTCAGCAATTAAATCATTTAATCTTGCTTCAGCACTAAGTGCTCTTCTATTTAATTCTTCTATTTCTAAATCTTTACTATCTATAATATCTTGTAAGGGGCTTCTATAATCTTCAAAATAATCAGTACTAGTTTGTATTATAGTAGCATGTGAGTTTTCTCCTTCTTTAGGTATGTCAAAAAATATTTCATTATAAAAATTAAAAAATTCCTCAATACTAACCGAAGGTTGATCCGTAGTTAACTCTGTAAATTCCGTATCTATTTTATTTTCAAATTCTATTTTACTGTAGATGGTTTTATTAAATACTATATCACCCTCATATTTATCAGGCATCGGGGTTTCCTCGTTAATAATAGGACGAGGGCGAGGTTTTTTTCTATCTTTTCGCCTTACTCTATTAAAAGTATCCCTAGGGGTACTTATTTTAGTATTTCCATAAGATCTAGCCATTACGATTTAACTACTTTAAAATAATAACTATCATCATATACTCTTATTCCATCATCATTTTCATGTTTAAATAAAAGTTTATAATACCTTTCTTCCTGTAAACCATTCATATATAATTTAAAAAACATGCCTTCTGAATCGGCACTTAATCTAGTAGTATCGCTAAAAGGTATAACTGTTTCTTCTGTTGCATAATCTACTAAAGAATAAAAAGAATTACTCGTAAAATATTTTACATCTAAAAAATTAGATGATGTTACAAATTTTCTAGTAGGATATAATTCTCGCACATTAAGTCTAAATTTGGGCTCTTCTACTGTTTTATATTTTTCTTTATTATTTCTTAAAGTTACATAAATTTCACCACTATTTAAAACATTATCAGCATTTGGCCCATCATGAGTAGAATCATCCCATGAAATATCCAAATATGGGGGATAAATTGTATGGGTATCCATAGAGAAAAAATTCAATTCACCCTCATCCTTAGCCGTAAACTCTTGAGACGCAGATCTTTTTAATAAAAATCCATTGTTAGGAATTGTACTAGGAGTACCTCCTCCTTCATTTTCAAAACCATAATGTTTTAAAAAGATTGAGGTTACATCTATATTTAAATCTAAATCATCATTAAATCCTAAACTTTTAGTTACCTCTAAACCTTCAGCACCAACCCACCAAACACCACCTCCTTTAGCTTCATCAATAAAACTACCTGTCTGGAAAGAGACAAAACTTTCAGTAGTCCATCCAGTACCAAAGGTATTAGAAAACGAATTATCACTTCCATCTCTAAATTTCCAAGAACAACCATTAGTAATTTGTGGTGAATTTGATAGTCTACCTGTACCATTAACCCAACTTTCAGCTAATCCATATACTTCTATATGTTGTGTTCCGGCTAATTCAGCGTGTTCGGTTTGAAAAAATCTAAGACTAGCGGTGACAATATTTTTATCACCTGCTTTATTATTAACAACATCAGTCCACTCCGAAGTTTTAAATTGTATTAATATCCTACTAGGATAATGATTTAAATCAGTAGTTGATTCAGAATCTTTTAAAGATAAAATTTCATCTAACCCTGTGTTCAATGATTGTTCAGTAGGGTGTGAAAAAATAGTTGTATCTTTTTCAGGAAATATAAAGTAATGTGGCATGGTTATCTAGTTATTCTACCTATAATATCTGTATTAGGGTATTTTAATTCAAAGATTGCAGGGTCTACTGGTGGGTAAATAATACCTTTTCTAGTAGCCGCTTCAAAATTATATTTAAATTGAGAATACCCTGAATTTAAGCCAAATTTATTTGAAAAGACTATGTTAGAAACGTTTTGTACTCCTTCGACCCCAAATAATATGCTTGATACATCTCCTATTATTAGTGGTTGGTTAATTTGCCAGTTATCAATATTAAAGAAGTCTCTAAGAGCATTTACAGATCTTATAAGGACAATATCATTATTAAATCCTGGTCTTACTTGTAAATCAAATTCTACTTGAAAATTTAGTGTTGATGCGTCTTTAATATTAATAGCATCAGTCAACATTCTAAATTGTTCCATATAAGTAGCTAAATTAATTTTAGCAGCTTCGGGTAATGTTGTTAAATTTTTTCTTAAATCAAACCCTAAAACATATAAATTAAGTGCATTAGGGTTAGCAATTCTTTTACTTGTTTCTAATGAAATTTGGTTGTCTTGTGTAATATAAGCTTTAGCAATATTACCAAATTTAGAGGGCATTGATAGTGCTCTAAATATATAATCTTCTTTAGTTACTGTTCGTTTTTGGGCAGCAAATTGAGCAGTAGTGTTTAATCTTATATCTTGGGGAGAATCACCTGGCCCCCCACCTAAAGCCGGTCTAGGATTATTACAACTTAAAGAATTTTTTGCATCATTAAAAGTACTACTATCTAAATTACCTCTTCGTGGTACAATAGTTGCATTTCCTATTCTATTTATTACGTTTGCTAATGCATTAGACTTAAGACCTCCTCCTACCATATAAGTAACTGTTAAAGTTGTATTAGCTGGGGCTTCACCATAAGCTTTTGTGTATAGGAAATTAGAAGGATCATATGCTCTGTCAAGTAAAGATCTACCGTCTGCTATTCCTAGCCCTATATTATCTGGATTAGGAATAATTGTTGTATCATCACCTCCAGTAGATCCAGCTCCAAAATGGATTTCTAATTTTTTATTTGATCTAAATCTAGTAGTAAATCTTTTTGATACTTTTTTAGTTCTTAATAAATAAGGAACCTGACCACTATATTGTGGTAAATCTGGATCATAAGCTTCTGAATTATTTACTTCTTCAAAAACTGTTTCTTGAGCTAAATATGGAACTTCTGTCCAACTGCTACCTTCCGAATCTACTATTGATTGTATACCAATTATATTGCTATCATCTAAGGATAAGGTTTTAAATCTTTCAGCATTTCCTACTGTAAAAGTAGCTGTTTTTAATTCTGCACTTATGGCTTTTACTGTTTTCTTTAGTAAAAAGTAATCAGGTTGAGTACCATTTAAAGAATAAACAGTTTGCTCAGTAGGGTCTGCAGAAGAAGAAAAAGTAAAATCTACATCATCTTGTATTAGATACTTTATATTAGTACTATTATTAGGTAAAAAATTCGAATTTCTTAGTACTGTATAAGCATAGTCATAATCTGGTTGTCCGTCTCCTTTTGCTGGTATTTGTTGAAATAATTCTAAATCTACCACAGCAGGTGTTGTAACAGTAGGGACATAACCTAAATTATAAGCTAAAGCATATAAATTTTCATTTTCTTGGGCATATTGTAAGAATACTTCTTGTATTTGAGAATCAGTATAAAAAGAAAGTACATCTCCAATGTAAGAGGCCATTTCAATAAACATAGTTCCTGGACTACCTTCAGTAAAATCATTTAATAAATCAGGATAATAAGTTTCTGCCAGTGAGATTAAAGCATTTTTAAAGTCGCTAAAATCTTTATCTAAATATCTTACTGGTTTAGTGTTAGGTGTATTATTTGATGTATAAGCCATTAATATCCATTTTGTGAGGTTGTAGTTGATGAATCCGTATTAGTAAAACTTAAAGATACTGAATCTTCTTCACTATTATTAACTAAACTATAATTTACAGTTACAAATAATATATGCCCTTGAATTCCACCTTGCTTTAAAGTAATATTTTTTATTTCTATTTCAGGTATATATTGTTCTACTTGGGGTTTAACTATAGCTCTTAATTCATCTCCTGCTATTTCAGTTTGTTGTTGGAATAATCTGTTTTTTAATCCAGCCCCAAATAATGGTTGATTTAATCTTTCTCCAGGAGATGTTAATAATACATTTATTAATTTTGATCTAGCATGGTCTTTAGTAGTATAATCTAGGTCAAAAACTTTTTTCTTATTAAAAGGTAACCGTATTCCTACTGCAACTTTTTCATCTAAGTCAATAGGATCAATTTTAATAGGTTTACGGAGTTTTATTGCCATTAGGGTCTAAAATGTTCTTTCTTTTTATCCATAGCATTCATTAATTGGCTATAGTCTTTATTAAGGAATTCATTTACAGGATCGTTAGCAGCAAAAGTTTCTTCAGGAGAAGGAGCTAATGCTGTTTCAGATAGTAATGAATCTAGTGTGCCATTGCCCGTATTAAATGAGGGCATTTGCTGTTGGATTTTTTTTCTAAATTCTTCTTTAGTGGCATCCGGTTTAGATTCTGTAACCTGGGGTTTAGGGTTTTGACCTAATTCCTCTTTTAGTAATGCAATTTCACGCCTTAAAGCATAGTCTATTTCTTCTCGCACAACTTTTCTAATTATTTTTTCAAATGCATTTAATTTCATAATTATTATTTTTAATAAATATTAAATATTTTAACTTATTGTTCTTCTATTATACCCGTTTCTAATAAATCTGTTCCAGGACCATCATCTCTTACTTCATAATATATTTTTCTTGCAGGGATTATTAAATCTTCTACTATAGTAGATAAATTATCTGGGTTAGATAAATATTCCTGTAACGTAGTTCCTGCTAACGGAGTATTAGTTTCTTGGTCTCCTGTAGTAGTATCTTGTAATTCGGGAAGATTAAGTGATTCAAAATAACTACCAAATAATGTTATTATTTGATTTAATATAGCTGTTAAAGCATCTATAGTAGCTTGTATAGCTTCTATACCCTTATCTAAGGGGCCTGTTAGTTTTTTGATTTCTTTATTAAAGTAATCTTCAGCTTTTGGAAAAATTTCAAAAGCATCATCGAACTTTTTTACATTATCTTTAACCTTATCTTTTATTTCTCCACATTTATTAATTATAGTACCACTTGCTGTGAGTGCTACTTGAGTAGCTAGTATACCATCTATAACTAATGGAAGACCTCTTAATAATTGTATTAATTCATCAAATGTATCTACTATGTTAGTAAAAAAACCTAATCGATTTTTAACTTCATCTAATTTAAATTTAATACTTTCTAATTCTTCTTTTGATCTTTCTAGTTTTAAGATTGCTTTTTCTAAAATATCAATTGTTCTATTATAGACTTGTTGTGCTTTAAGTAAAGTATCTGGATCACCTGTAGCTAAACCTTCTAATTCTGCTTTAAAACTTTGGGGTGAAGGAATATCAGAATCAAATTGTTCTTGGGCTCGTTTTTTAGAGGCAGCTAATATTTGATCTTTTGCACCCGATAGTTCATTTGAAGCTTTATTTAATACACTATTTAAAATATTATTTATCATTTTATAAATACATTTTTACTATCTATTTCATCTAAACGAACTTTAATTTTAGCTAAATCTTTTAAAATTGTTTGTGTTAAACTTAAATTAATCGCAGGATTAGGACCTTGCAAACCTGAAGTTTGGGGATACTGAATTTGGAA